TGGATCAGGGGCATCACACAAACGGGCTCAACGTCACCGCATAACGGCAATAAACCGTCCATGTGATTTTTGTTTCGCCGAAATCTATCTGCCCGCTGATTTCCGGCGGCTCTCGCCATAAAAGGATCGTCTCTGGCGGAAGACCGAGATGCTTCCCGGCGGATTGGAGCATGACGTTGCGCCAAATCTCGATCAGGTCTGAATACGGGACGTAATCCTGGCTCCGACGTCCACTAATCGACGCTTTTGTAAGGTGAGCGCCAAAAGGACCAACCGGACAAGAGATGCCGTCGCCCTGCTGGATCAGTTTTGATTCAAGCTCATCCCACGCGGCACGAAGGGCCGACACTGCTTCTTCGCGCTCGATATAAAGCTGGGCTTCACTTTTTTCCCGCATCGCCAAAAACTCAGACGATCTGCGGTACGCATTATCCGTAATTGGATCGAGTTCCCACGCGGGATGCGCCACGATCATGTCACGCACGCCTGGAAAGTCCGCGACGACAGCGCGCGGCATGAAGGCCAGACTCGTTTCGCGTGGAACCGGCCATCCCGCCTCCTGGATCGGCCACCACGGATCATGAGGCCCTTCCAGTTTCGGAAACCCTGGCCATTCGGACGGTTTCAGTAACTTTGGCATCTCAATCCCCATACTCAATCATCGCGCCCTTCCGGCCATCCTCGGCCTTCTCAATGCGGCCCACACCCGATGCCGCCCCGGCATCCAGGCGTCCACCCTTCGCCCGTTCGGCGCGACCGCCCTTCTTCATCGGCGGACGCGCACCGGGCAACATTGGTCCGGTCTGGCCCATCGCCTGACTGTTCTGCGCCACTTGCGGCGTCATGTTGCCGGAGAAGTTCGGGGTCGCCCCGCCGAGATCGCGATGAGCGCGGCCACCTTTGGCGCGCGGCATCATCCCCCCAGGAGGCGGTCCCGCCATTGGTCCCATGCCGGGCTGTCCTGGCGGTGGCATCATCGGGGGACGCGGAGGCGGCATCTGTGGAGGGGGTGCCGCCATGACTGGCGGTCGCGGCGGTATCACGGGCGCGGGCGAGGTGGCTGGCGGAACCATCACATTGACCACGGTCTTCGCCTTACCGGGACGGTCGGCTTTTCCGCCGCGCGCCCGGCCCTCGACCTTGGCGCCTTTCTTGAGATCGGCTGGCTTCACCATGTCGCGGATCAGTTCTTTGTCCTGCGCTTCGTCGGGGTGGACTTCACCACCACGCTTGTACATATGCTGGCGGCGGTCGTGGGAGTCCATCGCGGCGGCACGGGTTTGAGCGTAGGTCATCAGACTGTCTCCCTTGAAAGTTCACGTCGCGCCGCTTCGTCGCGCATTGGCGTCGGTAGCAAACCATATCCCCACTCCGGGTCCTCGACGGTTCGGCCATAACCGATCTCGCGTCTGTGCCAGCCGTAGGCCGCGAAACAGACCAGCTTTCCGTCCTGGAACCACCAACGAAATGAAACCGGCGTATCGGCGGTTGGCGTCTCGTCTTCCTTCGGACGACGCCAGTCGAACAAAGAGAATCCATCCGTCTCGCAATCCGCTGGCGGCGGTGGCACGCCGGCCTCACGGGATGCCATGATGTGAGAGTTATTTCGCATCGCGGCGAAGTCCGCTACCAGGCACTCTCGAAAACTATCCGGCATTGTCGGGGCTCCAATCCTCGGGTTCGTGTCCCATGGCCTCAACAGCATAACACCTACCAACCCAGGCCGACTGTTCACTCACGAGATAATCTCCGGCCATGCGAACCAGAACTGGCGCGGGCAGGGCGTCTACCGTCGTAAGAAAGGTGACATCATGCGAAGGACGCCCCGGCGTTTTAGGGTCCAGCCATAGCGCGATAGCGGCATAGGCATCCGGTTTGCGTTTTCTGCTAAGGACGTAATTCGCCCACTCCATCATATGGGTGGATAAATAGTCACGCTCCTTATGCAGAACCCGCACGTCGGCACCCCCGTTCTTCATCCTGACGCGACCAATTCGGATGCGAGCGGCGTTCATTCGTCTCCCTCCGGTTGCATCGCCCCAAACCCCGCCACCGCCTGTTGATGCGCCAAAGAATGCTCATGCGCGGATTCGGCGGCACCAAGTCCGACTTCATGCGCCCGGTCCAGGTGTCCGGCGGTTTCATCCGCCTGCCCCTTCGCCGCCGCCTTGACCAGTTCGGCCCCGGTCTTCAACGCCACGGCATGGTGATCCAGAGCCGCCTTCTGTAGATCGGCCTGACGATCGGCGTCTCGTTCCTGCGCATCGGTCAATATCTCGGTCGCCTTGAACTCGCGCTCTCCCTCGGCCTGCGCCTGAGACGCGGAACTTTCCGCCCCCTGCGCCGCGATCCCGGCCAACGTGGCCTCGGCCTGCGCTCTCTTGTAGGAGGCATCCGCTTCGGCCTGATCCGCCTTCGCGGCATCCAGCGCTGGATTCGGCGGTTTACCCAGGGGCTGTGGTGCCATCGCCTGTTTGGCCTGCTGAATTTCAGCGGCGCTCGCCAGGATGTCCTCGGGGTCCGGTATCCCGATCATCCGCATGAACCGCAGCGCGGTGTCGCGTTCATGGAACAGATACGGCGCCTTCTCGGCGAGTTCGACCATGGCCCACGCGATGGCGATGCGCTGGACCTGCGACATCGTGTTGGGGTCCGCCATCGGGACCAGATCGCAATCTTCCAACGCGGCGAGGAACTCATCTTCTTCCCACTTCCGGGCCGGTTTCTTGTTGAACCGCCACAGCGCGCCGGGGTCTTCGCGGAACCGTTGTTTGAGAAGCTGAAACTCTTCGGCCTGGGAGCGGTGCAGCCCTTTGAAGACGCCCTTGACCGGTTTCAAGGTCTGCTCGATCTGCGCCAGCATGGTGCCAACCGGCATGTTGGCGGTGCCTTCATTCAATGGCACCGATGCCTCTCCGCCCAGCGCCTTACCGCTTTCCTCCAGGTGCTGGATGAACGCCATGAAAGAGGCGTCTGGAGATTTATATGGCAGCGGCGCAGTCACCTCGCCAATGGGCTTGCCGCCGGTCTTGATAGGCATCCCCGAACCCGGCGCAACCCGGAACAGGTTGGTGTTCTGCTTCCCGGCTTCGTCGGCATACAGGAAACCGGGGAAGTTGCCGAACATCCCGGCGTCGAGAAACTCGCGGAACGCGGCGGTGAGCGCCCGAACGGTATTGCCGAGGACATGCACCAGGCCAAGCGGATAGAAGCCCAACGCGTCAATGTAGGAGTACTTAACGATTTCCTGGCGGGCGGCCTTGAGATCGTCGTCCTTATCCCAGTTCCGGTAGATCGCGACGACCTCACGGGAGTCCAGGTCCACCGTGATCTTGTAGGGAAGGTAATCGTCCCCTTCGATGGCGCGGTCGGTCGCGCACTCATAGAAGGTGTGCATGTGATCCGATGGCAGCGTATTGGTGAACGCGATCCCCGTGGCCCTGGACTGCGCCTGTTCGACGGGGTCCTGCTTCTGCATGGGCTGCCCCAGGGGAACATCCCGGTAGACCCCGGCCTTGACCATGCGGCGGAACATCGAATGCCGGATTTTGATCCGATGGGTGACGCGCGCGGCGTTACGGAGATCGGTCGCGCTGTGGTCCACGATGAGGTCGTTGACATCGATCGATTCGGAGACGGGACGGCGGCGAATCGGGCAGTTGTAGACCTTCTTGAAACCGCCGCCCATCAGGCCCACCCAGAATGCCATGCGGGTGGTGTCGGGATAGTATTCGCTGGCCGTCCGGGTCAGGTAGTGGTTGAGGTCTTTCTCCAGCGCCGACGCCAGATCGTTGGTATCCATTCCCGGCAGATCGGGCGGTAGGTTGTCCAGTCCCGGCGTGCCGGTGGGTGGTTCCGCGCTGTCGTCCCGGACCTTAACAGGACCGTCCGTGGGCAACAGTTCCGCCACGAAGTCGGCCTGAAACCGGATCGCTGACTGAAACAGCAGAGGATGCCGGAAGGTGGCCATCCCTTCAAGAGGCGCGCTGCTATCGTTGTCGGATGCCCGTTGATCCTCGATCCGAATGCCCAGCATCTCGATCGCCTTGGCGAGGCTTTCCAGATATTCGCGGCGGCTGATATCATCGGCCTGAATTTCTCGGATCAGATCATCGGCCAGTCCATAAAGAAGCGTGGGGTTCATCCCGACGGCGAGGTTGGCGCCGTGCTTCGTGTCGGTGGTCTTCTCCCGCCAGTTGATGCGGTACATCTTGCCGCCATCTGGCAAATCTATAACGAGACGGCCTTTTTCGTCGAGTTGTCCGGTGTGGCCGTCGTCTGTTCTTATGATGTTGACGGCGGCGCTCATCGCGCGACATAACCGGACAGGCAGATCAGAACCGCCAGGACCAACAGAAATGCCGCGCCGATTTTGAACGTCCGATCGCTCAACCGCGTATCCGGTTCTGGCCTCTCCCCTCGCGCGGCGTGCGTCTGGTCGGATGCTGGGTGGGGACTGCCAGACGGCGCGAATGGCAACCTTAGCAGGATTTACGGAGGGTTATAGCGGAAAGTCAACAGTCTTCGGCCAATAGCGCCAAGGTCTCGACGGTCTCCTGGCTCAGCGTCACCGCCTTATCCTTTTCCATCAGTATCTTCATTGCGGCGTCCATGATGGCGTGGCAACGCGGGTGAGGTAGTTCACGACGCGCGGCGGCGACGAAGGCCGCGTTCTTCTCGGCATTTCCCGCTGCCTGCCGAACCTGACCAAGCCGATTTGTCGCCGCTTCGAATTTCTGCCGTATATCTCGTAGGGCTCTGTCCATCCTTCCGATTTCGATTTGACGGCGCGACCCATCCCTGCCGCCGTACCGGATATTCACCGCATGAGCGAGCGCGGTGCAAGCCCGGCGATACCAGTTCTTATCGTCATCGCCGGGAAGAATGCCGTCCGAAAACTGTATCTTGTAAGCGCTTATCTGTATTTTCAGAGAGGCTATATT